TTCTTCATTTTTCTTTGCGTCGCAGTCTTCGCAGATCCAGTCATCAAACAAATCTTGCGTCAGCCAGATGCCACAGTCTGGGCATGTGGGTAGCTCTGCTAGCGGGTCGCTATCACCAGGGTAACCTGTGCTGATCATTTACCCCTCCATTCTTGCATTGCCGATACCGCAAACGCAGCACTGGCCCAAAACAGGATGAGCAATACAATGGCCTCCCATAGCTCTTCAGCGAAGTAAGCGATGGCCAGTCCGTCAAAGACGGCGAGAGTAGCAAAGCCCCACAAATACGGGACTGCTTTGTTGGAGTTGTCGGGTTCAATCTTCATATATGCTTGGTAGTGTTTGATTTTATTCATTATGGAACGTAGCGGTTTTGCCTGTAAAGCGTAAGTTTGCGCTCACGCCGCACGGGCCGTTTCGTTGGATGGGTATGCCAACCTCACGGAACTCTGCGTCATCGGACAGCTTAACAACCATCACGGCTGTAGCGTCTTGCCCGATTGCGCGACTTTCGCGAGCTTTACCCTGTTCATTTAGTTGCGTAATCGAGATGACTAAGCAACCTAATTCGATGCCAAGTAAGCGCAGACTCCGGCTCACCTCGGCTACTTCACGCTCACGGCTGCTATCCTTGCCAAGGTCGCACCGCACAAGCTGGATGTAGTCGACAAACAGCACGCCAAGGCCGTCCGGGGACTTCGCCATAGCCCGTGCAGTGGCGCAGATGTTGGCTATGTCGTAGAGATCGTCTCGCACCACCAAACGGCTGTTATTGAGCTTCTGGATGGCACTGTGGACGCCCCTGATGTCGCGCTCGTGCTTCGCCCCTTCAGCAAGCGCACGCAGGCTGACGTTGCCGAGCCGGGCGACGAGACGGTCGATGATCTGGTTAGCTGGCATCTCAAGTGAGATGACGAGGATTCCTTTGTTCATTTAGTAATGTGGTAAAAGCTAACGCTGCGCAGGAAGGCACAACGCCGTTTCCGAGTAACCGCATCCTGTCCACCCAATCGGAACCCCCATCATCCATTCGCAATAAGATGGGTTCAGTCGTCCCGTCTGCCCAGTCCGCTCCTGGGCCACTGCGCACAGGTAGCTCCTGTTGTTCATGTGCTGATGGCTCTTGCTTCCAAGCGGCCCACAACCTTTGTACTCGCTCGCTCTGATCGTGGGCCATAATAAAGACGCGCTTCCGCTGGTGAGGCGCCCCGCATTCAGCCGACGAGAATATGCCCCACGACACTTTGTAACCCATTTCTTCCAAATCGCTGACAACAGTGGAGAGTCCCAGCGTAATATGTCCTTCGACGTTTTCAAATAGGCAAACTCTTGGCTTGAGAATAGCGATGCCTTTAGCAATGTGTGGCCACAAGTGTCGTTCGTCTTCTGTTCCGAGTCGCTTTCCTGCTGCGCTGAAAGGCTGACAGGGGTAACCGCCAGTGAGGACGTCCACTCGATCTCGAAAGCTTTCCCAAGGGAAGGTTTTAAGATCCGTCCAAACAGGTGCTGCGTCCATGAGTCCCGCTTCCATTTTTGCAACCAAGTTCGCAATGGCGAAAGCTTCGATCTCACAAAGAGCGACTGTGCGCAAAGCTGGGAGGACTCGCTTAAGTCCAAGCTCAATGCCTCCGTACCCTGCACAGAGGCCAACGTGTGTAATTGTTTCGGTAGTATCCACATTATCGCGTTCCATTACCTGGCCTTGCAGACGTGTGTGAGTGCTGCCCCGTGTACGGCTCAAGCAGGTACTTCACCTCGATAAGATCCGTCGATTGATTCTCCGGCAGAAGCATAAGCGACTCCATCTTTGAGCCTAGCGCGTCTTTCGGGCCGACACAGACGATGTCCTGCGTCTTCTTGGGACGTGGCAGCTCCACGTTTTGCAGCACGTTGGTGCGGCGAATGAGTACCCAGTCGCTCATGCCTCCTCCCATCTACGTGGCAACATCACGCGCATCGTTGGTGGCCCGGGCCACACGTCTTGATCGAGACACAGCTTGTACTGCGATAGCGTCACGTCGAGCTGCTGGTTAGCAATGTCGATGAGTTCCGTGGACGCCTTCACCCACTGGCTCAAGTGAGGTGCTTGCATATCGACAACTAGGAAGTAGAAGTCAATGTCCTCTTGGCCGGTGATCTGCTCAAGACCGTAAGTGTACCAAGCGGCCTGCTTATCGTAGCCGAAACCAAAGAACTTGTGGTCGAATTTCGAGAAGTCGCTGGTCGTCTTTAGATCCACGATGGCTGGCCTACCCTTGATCTCGGTGATCATGTCTGGCCTGCCCTTGCATTGCACGCCGTCGCGCTCCCAGAACATGGACGCTTCGATAATTTTCGCTGCTGTCACCATCTCAAGCAACGGCTCCACGGCTGCACAGGCACCTTCGACACGCGCACCTTCGTCTTCGTTAAGGATGACCTTGCCAATGTTCTCTTGGCAAAAGTTCTCCCACGTTAGCTTGCCTTCCTTGGTGCGCCTGTCGCACGCTGGAGCAATAGCGTACTCGCAGCGCCCCTCAAGAGCGAGGCTGTGGACAAGCGTGCCAAGCTCCATCTCGCGGCTGGGTTTCCACTCTTGACGTTCTTTCCACTTGTAGTACGCCGGGCATACTGCGAACGAGTCGAGGCTGTGCTTCGATAGACCGTGCATTCCACGGTAAGTTGTCATCTCTAGGTTTTGTAGTAGTTCTGTTTTCATTTTGTTATGGGTTAATTTCAAGCGCCCCGCAGCCGACAATCTTACCGGCTCCGTCACGAATGAGTTTGGTTGGACTAGCCAAATCTGTCCTGTTCGGTAGTGCAGTACGCACATAGCCAGGGACGATGTACAAGATACCCTTCACGGGATCAGGCAGGTTGCTCACCTTGGCGTCTTTGCAGCACATGATGGGGACACCATCAACGTCTGCGACTTTACTCAGGTGGCTATGCACCTTTACGCTATAGCCGCTGGGTTCAATCACGCCGTAACCAGTGATGGTAATGTCGTGAGGTGTAAGGTTTACGAGTTTATTCATTTATTAGATTTGCAATTATGTTGAGTGCCAGCATGGTTTTGCCAGATTTGGTTTCACCACCGATGACAACGAAGTCTCCGTATCTGATTGGGCAGATGTTGTCGATAGCAGAATAACCTGTTTTTATCCGCATCGACTCGTCGTCGCCGCTCTCGTAGCGTGTCAGCGCATTGAGCAGGAGCGCCTTAGTGTCCATTACTTTGGGCGGAGCAAGCTCACGGGACAGTCCCTCGACCTTCATAACGACGTCGCTTAGAAGCTCCGGCGTCTGCCTGGTTGAGTCACCGATTGATAAAAGCGTCTCGTAAGCTACATGCTGCAAGGTGCGGCGCTTGGCCGTGTTCTTGACGATGTCCACAAGGTCGCCGATGGCACCAGCGATTGGCATGAGCGTGTATAGGTCGCTCAGTTGGTGGAACTCGGTCGCTGGCAGCGTCTCGCGGCACTTCTCGAAGATTACGCGGATCTCGGACGACGCATTGCGGGACTGCTGCTGCAAGATGATCTCGCAGACTCGGTGACTAAGCGGGTCGAAGATGTCTGATACCTTGAAGTTCTTCTCCGAGATGTGGTGCAAGAAGACCTCGGGATGATTCAGCGCAATTGAAGCTATGCCGCGCTCGGCTTCCAGCGCAGTTGGCACCACCGTGTCAGGTGGCAACTCCACCGGCCTGCGCCTACCAGCTTTCTTGTGTGCTTCCATTGGTGGACATTAAGCTGTCGCGCTTGAGTAGGGTTTTGATCGGTGTACGCACCATTGACGATGCTCGGGATAGCCAACCGTTGAGGAAGCGCCCCATGCCGCGAGGTGTCTTGCGACGTTGGGGGTCAGCTTCGAGCCAAGCGTGGGCTTTGAGTAGCTCCTGCTCGACGGTCTTCTCGCCGTAGATGATGACGAGATCTTTCATCAAGCCAGGCGGCACCTGCCACTCCTTGCCGTCGATAGTTGTGTACGTCATGTTGTACATGCTCATCGTACTGCCTGACTCGGGGTCTTTGCAGAGATGGTCGATAAGCTCGTTGACGGAAGTGTACCGCTTGCCGGACGACTCAAGTTCTTTGTTCGTGACGATGCACATGGCATCTGCCAAGTCCTGCGCAGGCTGCACAGGCTCGGGTGTCACAGGTGACTCTAATTTGCTGATGAGTTGCGCTGACTCTTCCAGAGGGACGATAAGCTCTACCTTAGTGCCGGAAATGTATGTGATGTTAATGCTTATATTCATGTTTTTGATATTTCAACGACCTCATTAGCCAGCACACAAGGAAACGAAAAACCGACTTCTTGTCTTTTTGCCTACTGCGATTTTTTATTAACCACGCGGATGCCTTAAGCAGTTCATTCTTAAGATCCAGCTTATGTGAATACCCATCAATCAAGGCCTGCATGCGGTCATCGCATATACAGTATGTGCCATCCTTTGACTCAAATTCTATCGTTTGTAATTCTTCGTTTATCATTTTGTAAATGTGCGCGTTGTGCAGGCGCGCCCCTGCATGGTGCAGAATTATTTGGCCAAACCTTCCATGCCATCCCTGAGCAGCTTGAAGAACAGTTCACTGCTCATCGTCACTAGCCAAGGTGTACGGTTTTTCTTGTGAGCAACGATCCACGGTTTCCCAGCACCATCGCGCTCGGCCTGCTCTGTGGCTTTGATTAGATTGAGGTTCTCGACAAACTTCACCTCTTGGTGGAGTCCGCGCAGCTCCTCACAGATGACATCCGGGCTGTCCGTTCCTCCGGCAAACTGCTGACCACGCCTTGCAGTGAAGCCAGCAGCCCGGAGTTCGTCGCGCCACATGCGCTCGCCTCTACACCCCTTGGCTCTGGAGTTTATTGGCATCGCGTTTAGCTTCCAGCCAAGCGTTGACTTCACTTAGATCAAACCGCAGGCAACGTGCGCTGATCCTGTGGTGAGGGATCTTGTTCTCGCGTGCCCACTTCAGGATTGTCTGAAGCGTGACACCGCACAACGCGGAGATGTCTTTGGCTTTTACCATTTGAGATCGTCCTCCTCAAGTTCAGCGGGTTCGTCCTTCTTCACCGGCTTGGTCTGCGCTGAGGGGAATGCCTTCGCAAATCCCGCACGATCTGCGGAGATAAACAAGCTGGTAGCAATAGCCTGAAGCTGCTCGGGTGTCACCTGTGCCTGACCGCCAACCCACTCGGCTGCTTTGATGGCTTCAGCCATCAATTGCGCCGCCTGAAACAGCGCCCGCTTGGCGTCAGCTACGGTGAGCGACACTGGCGAGCTTGCCTGCACTGGCTTGCGCGGGCCTGCTGCGGCTACGGCTGCACCAGCATCGTCGATGATCGCGCATTGATCGGTGATCTTAAGTTCATTCTCGCCGCTATGGGTCGAGTGCTTCACGCTGATGCCCTGGAGCCCCTTCTTGCCAGCCTGTGACTTAAGAGTCACCATCTGTCCCTTAAGGTCACCCATCTCGTCCGGCAACCAGAACGATGCACGGCACTCGCCGGTGGAGTCCTGAAGGACACAGTTCTGTACCCGCCAGGGGCCAAACTTGCCCTCGCCAGTTTTAGGCGGGAACGTCGCCTTGATCGTCACCCGCATTTCTCCGATGACGCTGCCATCGGCCAAGTTCTGAATGTCGCTAATTTGTGCTACTTTCATTTTTGTTGTGTTTCATCGGTGAACCATTCACCGAATGCCGAGAACCTACACGTTGCTCTACTGCGCGCAACTACTTTTTTGATTTTATTTCATCGTCGTCATCCTCGTCATCGTCATCATCCTCATCCCCACACTCTTCGATCCATGAGTGCTCCAGCACGCGCTCCTTGTGCATGAGGTTGATGTGCATGTCTCGAGCAAATCGATTGCCCCAGCCGCTCTCGTAGCGGTTCGTGTTGTCCGAGTCTTTCTCGTCCTGAGCTTGGACGAGGATCTCGCCACACTCAAAGTGTTCGGAGAGAATGTCCTTTGCGCGTTGGATGATGGCTTGTCGCTCTTGTTCTTCGGGACTCATAGTTTGTAGTGTGGCGTCAGGATGATTCGGCCATCAGAGGTTCTGTGGTAAAGCTTTTGCTTATCAGCTTTGTTTACAATAAGCAAAGTTCTTGCGGCGGTGCGTCCAATCTTAAGCTTGATAGCGATTTCCGAAAGAGTGTACCAACCCGGAGGGGCCAGCTTTGCGCTGACATTAGCGGCAAGCTGAGTAAGCCAATCTCCCTTTACAGGGGCAGCTTGAAGCTTCCGTCCTTTAGCTCTTTTGTCAGCCATACAATTGTCTCGTTGTCAGTATATTCGCCCCACGCCCAGCCCCTGCTCCAAGTCGTCGTCGCAATCCTATTCTCCGCGTATCCAGCCATTTCGGGATCTCCCAGCCACCCAACAGAGTAGCCAGTGACACCTTTAATGCGCCGACCTTCAGCGATTTGTACGCGATGGATGTGCCCCATGACAAGCTTGGTGTACTTACCGTGGCACATACGCTCGGCGGAATCACGCAAGGCATTCTCGCTGTGCAAGTATCCGTGCTGGAAGAGCGCGTCACCTAGGCCAACAAAGCCGGTCTTGAGCTTATAGTCGTAGACCTTGCACCTGATGGACTTGGCTCGGTCGTGGATCTGGTGATACACACGAGTCGCCAGAGCCGAGATGATTGCTTTAGGATGGCTCATGAGCGTGACGAGCCGGGCCTCATGGTTGCCGAGCAGGTAGTGCTGTGGACGAAGTGCAGAGATAAACGCTAGGCCATCGTTGAGATCGGCCTCGGGATCTACGGTAGCGTCGTGGCTGTCATTGGTGATCGCGCCGCTACGCAGACACGTCATGTCGATGGCATCACCAAGATGCAGCACCGTGTCCGGCTTCCACCGATCACGAAAGCGAAGTACCTCCTTGAGTACAGCCTGATCGGCCATGAAGCCGTGGCTGCATGATACTGCAAGGAAGCGTTTCCACTTCCGTGTTATGTTCGCCATAGGCTATTTGCGCTTAGCAGCAGCAGCTTTCTTCGCAGCCTCACGTTGTACGCTGTACGCGATAGCGACGGCCTGCTTCTGTGGCTTACCAGCGCCAATCTCGCGCTTGAGGTTTTCGGTGAACGCTTTCTCGGATGCGGATTTCTTTAGTGGCATAGTGTTATTTAGATCCAAATGCTTTTCGGACTGCTGCTCGTTTAGCTTCTATTCCAGAAGTATACACGCCTTCAAGTTGCTTTCTGTCGTTGTAAAGCCTGAAGTTGTTTTTGCCAGTCTCCACAATCCTGTAGCCGGTGAAGTTGTCAGTCGTGACGTTTCCACTCGGTAACTGCTGATCATTAGAGTTGATCTCGTTGAACGGTAGGCTCGCACCAGATTGCGGGTACACACGCAACCAGGACTTAATGCGAGGCAGCGACTGTTGGTTCAAGGGGCGCAATAACTCGATGGCAGCTTGCGGGTCGATCATCGCGTTAACAAGCATACCCTGAGCTTTCTTTGCGACATCACCGCGCCACATACCACGGAACAAGTCCGTCATGTTGGACATTGGCCCGGTTAACTTCTTAATGTCAGCGGGAACAACCGCTCCAGCAAGCCTGCCAAGTACACCAAGCGTGGATTCAGCCAAGCTAACATCGAGGTCGCCTGCGAGCATTTGGTTGAGGCTTGTGACTGATTGACCACCGGCAGCGCGTTTACGGCGAGCATACAACTCAATTTGCCTACGAGCCTTGTCTAAGGCTTGAAGCTCTTGTGACCCTTGTCCAAACAACACTTCAATTGCCGATCTTTGCGCTCCTTCGCCAAGGTACTTGTTAAGCTTATCAAACGAAAGCGAAAGGTCTGCCTTAGAGATGGGCTTGATGACGTTTTCTGTTGACGCCACTTCACCAGTCCTACGCAGCACCGTATTGAGGTAGTTCTTAAGAGCGTTCTTAAGTCCTTCGATTGCATCTCCGCTTGGATCTTGCGCTGCTCTAGCAACTAGCTCTTCCATGTAAACCACAGCGTTGTCGCTGTTAAGCACTTTGCCTATCGCTGACTCTGGAGCTGCGCCAATGTACTGAGCAGCCTGACTGGCTTGCACGGCCTTCTTCTCGTCTTGGAATCTTACTTGAGCAGCCTCTTGCGTTTCGCTTTTAATTTTATTTGCCCGAGCAGTTGCTTGATCAATGTATTCTTTTGTGATTGCTGCAACTTCTTGGGATTTTTGTTTTGCTGCCTTAATTGCAGTGTCTGTTACATCTACGCTTTTTTCAGCTCTAGCTAACGCCGCTAGTTCTGGAGCAATCTTTGATTCGTAAACCTCTGGAAAAACATCTAACAGCATCCGTCCCGTTTTGCTGTTTGTCCAATTTTGAATTGCTTGTCTACTAGGATTTGCCCGTACAGAATCAAGCATCTGTCCGTAGATCCAGTCTCCAACTGCCTTGACTACTTCTGGTCGTTTTTCAGCATTTGCTGCCAATCTAAGTTGCCGAAGACCTTCATCTGCAGTGGCATAAGCTTCAATTGTTTGAGATGGATACACACCACCTTTAAGCACTCGTCCTGAGACATCGTTTAGGTACTTGTCTGCATGAATTTTATAGTTTGCGATTGCAGACTTTAAATCAACGGACAAATTCCCAAGTTCATTAAGGTCTAGTTCAATGCCCTGTTTAACATCGTTAAGCAGCCTTGCTGTATTACTGTTTCCTCCCGGCCCGCTTTGTTCGGAAATGGCCCCAGAAAAAGATTGCAGTACATTAATTAACTCAGAAGCTGGCTTTTCTTGCCCTTTGTATGTAGTAAAAAAGTCCTTAATTTTTGGCGGCAGTGAATCCATTTCTGGAATTTCACCTTTAACCTTGGCAGCCACTTCACGTCCTTTTTCAAATGTTGTAATTAACCCACCTGTTTCCAACTGTTGGTATAAAGACTTTGCATACTCCTTTGACTTTTGAAATTCTGATTCAAGAGCATTACGAACAACCTTATTAACTTCTGTCTGAGCTCCTCTGCGAGATGAAATGTCTGCTTCGGCAGCATTTAGTGCATTAGCTATAAATGCGTTTGCTGATTCTGCTGTTTTAACTCCAGCCTCAACTAAATCCATTTCATTTTTTACAACCTCTTCAGCCTTCCGCATGATGTTGCCTGAAGCATTGTCACCTTGTTTTATCAGCCCATCGTGTGCTTCTTGAGCTTTAGCAAGCAGCTTTTGATTTTGTTCCGTAAAAATCTCTTGCGTCCTTGCTGGCGAAACAGCGGACGGCTCAAGCGTAACGTCAACCTTCTTGGCTAAAGCTTCTGCACTAGCTTGGTCGATGTTTCTAAGCATAGACTCGCGGTTGCGTAGAGCCTGTTGAAGGCCAAGGAATCCCTCGTCACCTACAACGTCGCCACTTAGCGGACGCACACCTTCTCCTATGACTTCACCGGCTGCGGCAAGCTTGGCGACAGCAGCGTCCTTGTCGCTGACAAAGCGATCCATGACATTGCCAGCAGCCTGGCGAGCAGCAATCTCCTGCCTAGCCTTTGGATCAAACAACCTTTGGCCAAGCTTGGTTGGCTCAAGCACGGCGCCGGTGAGTGTGTCGAACGCCAGCCGTTCAAGGTCCGGCAGCTCACCTCGCACCGCACTACCAACTAAAGACATGCTTGCACCTGCGCCTGCGCCTATACCTGCGCTTTTGGCTAGTGCTTTACCGACTTGAATGTCACCAGCCAGTGTTGCGCCTATCTTTGACACAGGAACCTTTGCCACCATGAACTGAGGCACAACTTCACCTGCAAGTCTTGAGTAGCGAGTTCCTGCCGATGCAGTGTCAAAGTTGGCTTGAGCACGCTCCTCAACCGACATTGGCATCATGCTTTCCTGCAAAGCTGAACCAGCAGCAGAGCCTGCCATGCCACCTGCAATCGTGCCTGCCAGCGGAATGGGGGCCATTGAGCCTAGTGCGCCGCCACCAATCGCGCCTAGCGTTGGGATGATTGCCCGTGTTGCGCCCCGGTATGCAGCGCCAAGTGCGCTAGGCTGCATCTCCTGTTTGTAGGCGTTCCATGCCTGTGCAAACTCAGGGTCTGTGTCTTCAGATGGCGTGAATGTAGGCGAAAGCAAGCCCTCGGAGACGGCAGTGTCAAATATCTCTTTTGGCGTCTCTCCAAAGCCAGCAAGGTTAGTAACGCCAGTTGCCTTGGCAAACCCAGCCTGAAAGCCAGACTTAGGCATAGCAGCTTCCCGCTCGGCCTCAAAGTCACCAAGCAGCGAGATTAACTGTGCGTCACTTAACTGCGAAATGTCAGCCATATTACTTAGTCTTAAGAAGTCCTCTGCGTTCAGCCTCTCTGATCAAATCTTCCCTGCTAGATCCAACCGGGTTCTTTCTGCTGATTACCTGCATCTGCATTGCAGGATTGTATGCCTTTAATTTATCAGCATTAAATCCAATTGTGTCTGCAATCTCAGGGCTTGTCCGTTTAGCATAATTATTATAATCAGAAATTGATCTTCTGATCATTACATCATGCATGTCTTGAACTTGCTTTTTGTAAAGCTCAATTCCTTTTTTAAAGCCCTGTTCGCCCAAAAACACATCTTGTCCAGACTCCAACATGCCCTTCACATTAAACCACGATGATTTTAAACTTGGAAGAACACGTTGAGCTTCACCTTCTGATAAAGCATCTGGATTACCGCTGACCATTTCGTTGTAAGCTTTACCTTGAGACGAAAGCTCTCTTGCAAAATTTGCCAAATATTCCTTTTGTTTACTGGGGTTTTTGGGCATTGATGCAAATGTGCTATCAATTAAATTAACAATTGACCTTGCATCTGATGTTGTTTTTGATCTGCGCTCTGCAATTTTTGACAGCTCTTTTCCGCTTTCTAGCAAAATTGGATTTTTAGCCAAAAACTCATTAGTGTTTGGCGTCTCTTTTGGAATGAAGTCAATCTCACTTTCTAACGACTTACGCAAGTCATCGCGCATGTCTTTTGGCGCAGACAGCACAATCGAGTTAATCTGAGATGTGAGCATCCTTCTGGCGTCTTGCGCCTTTGCTGCCTTCCCAGCAAACTCGTCGAACGGGAACGACACGGGTGCAGCCTGCTGCTGTGGCTGTGCAGGTGTAGGCTCCATGCTCAACACGGATACAGTGCCAGGGCCACCGGCAGGCTGTTCTTGCGGTGGAGTCTGCTGAAGGAACTGCGTGTCAGACGCCATCTGCCGTGCCTGTTTGGATGGCTTTTCTGGAAAAAGCTCTAGAAAGTAATCAGATAGTGATGCCATACGTTGTTGGACTACTGTGAAAACATGCCTCTGAATGACCCTAGGCTTGACCTAAATTCATCAATCTTGGCATTTACGCCTTTGTATCTCTCTTGCTCAGCTAAACGCTGGCGCTTCTGCTCTTCAATCTGCGCATACTGCGGGCCAACACCAACCTTCGCGCGATCCATAGCTCCGGCTTGTTCCGCCTCAAGCTGCTGCATCTTGTAATACTGCCCAATAGCCGGAGGCACGATCATGTTATAGACCATATTCTTCTCCGACGGCTTCATGTCAGCAGTCTGCGCAATAAATTGAGAAGCTTGATCCTTGGCGGTAATTACACCTTCTGGCCCTTGCTTGTCTTGAAATAACATGTTCTGAACCAAAGAATTCTTAAGCAAGTTCTCGTAAGACTTATTCTGCGACTCAAGTTGCTTGGCCTCCTTCATGTACCCAGCTACCGCTGACGCCGCGCTCGTAATCCCCTTGGCAATCCCTTCTCCCATCGCAGCCATACCCTGCCCTTCGATCCTGCCCACGTTAGCGTAAGCGTCAGCAATGCCCTGGCCCATCAAGCTCATCGCCTGAGGTGCCGGTGTATTATAAAGTTCACGAGGTCTTGCCATAAAATTTGGTTCTAGCTTCTAAACAAAGAGGACTGCCTTTCTCAAACCGCTGGCAGGCTTGCGGTCTATGCTCATAGATTGTACACGAAACTTCCTGCCCAACAATGCCCGAAAGCGCAATACAGCGAGTTCCAACACACTTAAGCAGTGGCAGATCATCGCGGATGTACTCTTTGGGGATGTTAACTGCATCGGATCTATCCTTTCGGAGAATCGGCCAACTGGCCTTGTGGCTGCAACACGCTCCGCATTTTTGGCAGTCCAGTTCGGACGTTGCAGTAGGGGATGACTGGCTCTTCGTGCAAGACAAACTCATGCAAGTTCTCTACGTCAGCGTTTAGCTTTGGACAATGCACAAATGCAGATTCCCTGCGATCAATACAACGGAAACAGGCATGAACGTAATCGCTGTTCATGTGCTTGTCCGGGCGGGACACAACGTCCGAGTCATACCGATTCTGGTCGTACTTGATGTTGTTTGATGTGATGTACAGAGAAACATCTTCGTCGTTCCACTCACGAAGCGGAAACCACATCTCTGTGTTGTTGCCCATAAACTTCATGTCTACCATCAACGGAACTTTCCCAGTCAAGGGATCCTCGTCGCTATTTTTGTGTCCGCAAAACAAAATATCAAAGTCGTTAACAACATTGGCTTTTGGCCTGTTTAGCCATTCTTTGCCGCATACCCAAGGCTTTGTAAGATCCAGCATTTCTGTGCCGCGCATCACCTTAAAGCAACTTGATCCAAGTGAGTAAGTTTCACAGACATCAATGCGATTATTGCCGTGTGTTAGTGCAATAGAGGCTGGAACCCAGTCGTGGACGGTCAACTTAAGCTCTTCCTGCACCTCATGGTGATGCTTGTACTTGTGTGACAAGAAGGGCAGTTTGAAGTGGATAACCTCGATGTCCGGTCTAATTTTCAAGCATATATCCAGAAGCACGGTAGAGTCCTTTCCTCCACTCCAAAGTACAGCAGGACGCCTAGCACGCTTAAGTGCCTTATTTATTACGTTTATTGTATTTGTTATGTTCATTAGAAACCAACTGCGGCAAGAGCTGCGCCACCAAGTTTTGCAGCACCAAGCATTCCTACTGCACCAATTGCGGCACCGCCAAGAGATCCAATCATACCTTGTTTTCCAGCAGCCCTAGCAGCATTAGCTTGAGCCATGCCAGCAGCCGATTGCATCTGCGCGTTGTACGCTCCGTAAATCGAGCCCATGCCAGTTTGTGACTCAGGGTTAAAGTATTGTGGGCCAGCCTGTTGTTGTCCCATTAGCGCATTCTGCACAACTGATCCACCAAAGCTGCCAGCGTACATCGGTTGCTGATAGAACGACGTCAGCGCAGGCGCGGACTGCTGCTGGAAGTAGCCACCCAAGCCTGTGCCAAGGGCCACAAGCTGCTGTTCTCGGGCCTGACGTGCGTTGTAGCGGTTAAGCACCTCCGCAAGGTTGGACTGTGCGCCCAAGGCCGTTCCCCGAGTTGCGTAGCCTGCGCGTGTCTGCTGTTCGATTGCGCGTTGTTCTTGGGGCGAGATCATCGTCCCGTCAGCCTGTAAACCGCCGAGCTTCTGTTGAGTATACTGCTGTAAAGCGCGGTTGATTCCGCCAACACCCTGCGCCTCTTGAAAGGCCTGTACATAACCCGGCGCACGCTCCTGCAAGCCGCGCAACTGCGCTGCCTGCTGGCTCTTCATGAAGTCTTCCTCTAGCTGCGAGTATTGAGGCTGAAGTCCTCGATACATTTCTATCTGGCTAGTGGCGGCCTGCTTGGCAATCTTATCTTGCAGAGCTTGATACTTAGGCTGATAGATTTCCTCGCTGGCATACACCTGTGGAGCCAAGTCAATCTGAGCTTGTAGGATAGACCGCATCGACTCCTGGTAATTAGGAGCCTGTGGTGCTTGTACAACTTGAGTTTTACTTCCTCCGCCCATATAAAAGTCTTTCTAGTTTTTTAGGAGTGATCTGTGTGGCATGATCATGTCTCCATGCCCAAACTTGCGTGATAGGTGCTTTACGTTGAAAAAACTGCCCAAACATTTCACCAACAGCTTCAGCCTCGCTTGCCCAAGCCATATGGATCGTCCAGATTCCATCCTGCTTGCGCCACTTCCAGTTGAAGTCGCTGACACCGGGATGCGTGGTTGAGACGCCTGTGATCTTGCCGTCGCGCCGAGCAACATAAATGCTATCATGGACGCCGTAGAAACTAAGATAGCCATCCACATCATCTCGGGATACTTGGCCAAGAAGCTGAATATGGTTGCGGCATTGTTCATAAAGCGTGTCTACAAGTTGTTCCCAGTCTTGTACGGTCATTAGGTTTTGACGATGAACATCAAGGCTACGTTGCGTGGACGGGTTTCTGCGCCAGAATTTACGGCAGATGGAACTGCACTAGCATTTCTTTCGCCTTCGCCTGCATGATTAGAACCATCAATCTCACCATCGCCAGTAAATGGAGTTGTCACATACTGATATCCAGATGGAGGTGTGTGCGTGTGTGGCTGTACGTCTTGCGCTTGAGCGGATCGAATCACGCGCCCCGAATCCACTCCTCGACCATTGTCCCATCCACGGATAAATTCACCTCGCAAATCTGGAACATTGGTTCCAAAAAGGGGAATAAGGTTTGGAGATCCAGCCGTAGACTGACCATTGCATTCTAGCCAACCCGCCGGAACAGTAGATGTTCCCCACATTGCAATTGTACCCGGAGTAATGGTTGCAGATACAGTGGCGTCCACATACCCCTTGCTTGCCGCTGTAGCCGCCGTAGATGGCGTGCTGTTCACTAGTAACAGCGGCCCAGTCATCGTTCCGCCAGCAAGAGGCAAGAAAATAGACGCAAACAGATCTCTAATACTCTGAAGAGTGTACTTAAACAAAGACCCAGATCTTTCAGCGATTACATAGTCGCTCTCTTCAGGAGTGCCTGTAGTCTGCGCAGAGATAGCTCCCGGCAACAAGATCGCGTTATCGACATGGTCATTCAGGTTCTCCGCAGTCACTTGGTTAGTGCCCACGGTAGGGTAATTGACGTATGTCGTTCCTTTTTGGATTTGTTGGCCGGGCATAAGTTACTCCTGAGAGATCATTGGTCTATTGGCTGCTATAGCATAAACAGCAACACTTTTCAAGGCTGGTCTTCCAACCACAAAATTAACTGTGCAAGCTATCGACGTTCCCCGAGCAGCGATACGGGGGCGCAAGGTTCCGTCTGAGGTGCCGCTAAAGCTGTACTCAAGGACAGTCTCGGTGGCATCTGGGTCGTAGGTAGTCGTGTCGAGTCGCACAAAGTCGTTGGCGACGTTGTTGAAAGTAAACTCACCTCGGCTAAACCGTTTCTCGGAAGTCCCGCCAAAGGCGTACTCTCTAGTCTTCACGGACGCAGGAATGTGGACGAAGTTCTGTGTGCTAGCTATCAGCGTCGATGGTGTAATCTGAGACGACTGCGGAAATAGATTGAACGGCAGCACCGGCAGCGCGTTAGACGTGTTGAACTCGTCACCTTCGATCTGCTCCTCTGACAAGAACACGCCACCGTACTGGCCAGATCCAGCAAAGTTGGTGATGATCATTAGCCTGCGCTGATTGATATACGCGGACAAGATCAAGTTATCTGAGAATAAGCCGGTAGGATAATAGTCAATCGACTCCCAATTCTGGTTCAGCGTATTGTATACAAGGATCTTGTCGTTCCTAGTCGCCGTGCCTGTGGGCATCGCAATGTAGAAGCGGTTGCTGTAGTAGGTCGCTACTGAGTTTTGAACGGCGTCGTAGTTAACGGTGTCGAAGAAGTCTGCAATCGGCTCACTGAGTGGCAGCGTGTTGCCTAACAGCTTCAGGTCAAGCTGGGGCGTCAGCATGTGTACGCCGTTAGCAGAAAGGAAGAACACAAACTGACCCGCCGACACGATAGACCGTCTAGCCAAACAGCCGATCTCGGTCGTAACCACTGTTGTGCTGCTGTTAGCCCCGGGAGGTGAGTTAATGTCAAAGTTGTCAGTTTGGACGTAAACAACGTAGATGCTGTTGGTCATAAAGACCAAGAACTGGTCTTGCACCCACGGCAGTACCCCTACAATCGAGTCGTTCCCGCCAGTATTGATGACGAAGTTGTTCAGCGTCGTGTCGCATTGCTCGCTCAGGATGTCGCTAACGAGCATCTGGTAGTCACCGTACTTGAGGATCAAGCGGTTCTGGAAGTACAAGCCAAAGTCAGCGCATGGCACAGACTGCGTGATCCCTGTCACCGTAGTACCATCTATTGCAAACTTCTGTTGCGCAAACGTAACTGCTGCTAGGCCATCCTGCCATACAAGCGGCGGCAATCCACGTCGAGCGTTCCACCCTGCCTGTGTAGTCCGAGCAGCGTAAGTTACACCAGTATTGTTCGTGTACTGAAACGTAAACGCGTTCGTGCCAGTCACCGTGATTACATAACTGCCAGTAACAGCCTGTCCTGCTGTGTCTGAGCCGTCTGTACGCCCAATGGTGACCTCGTCGCCGGTAGAGTATCCATGTGGCAGCGTAGTCGTAATCGTGATCGTGCCAGTCGCGTTATCGAGGATGTCACCGTTGGACTCAGTAGCAACAAACGTCGTTTTGTCGTACTTCCCACGGAAGATGTACACCTTGTTTAGGGCCGTCACTACATCGCAGATGCCGCCAACCTCGATTGTTCGTCCAGTAGGGAACATGTACGGCCCAATTAAGTCTTCCGCATCCTGCCCTTGAGCAGGCTTGTACAGGTACATCCTGTCCGTAAAGACCATCACGATGTTATCGTGGCCATCAGCGTCAACGTACAGGCCAGAGCCAACCATCGTTAAACCGATAAGTTCAGTCTCGGTCAACCGCTTAGTGCCCTTGCGAGGTTGCGCGATTCCACGCTGAAGTCGCGTGTTGAAGCTCGATTGCAAGATGCCAGGCTGCAAGTTTGCAGGGTCAAGCCTGCTGGCAAAACCCAGAAACATGTCGTCACCTTCAGCCTGTGCTTCTTGTGCCATTAGGAAATAAGCTTACTGAGCTTGTCTACAACCCGCTGAAGATCGTCACGCAGTTCAATCATACGCTCCATGTGACCCTCATCTTCACTTTCTTCCTCGCCCTCATACTCTTCCTCTTCGCCGTAACCGCACTCGGAACAAGTACCGTCAGACTCCATAGGAGACTCACACTCAGGACAGGAGCGGCTCCTGCCACCCATAGGGCCACCGAGGATGGCCAGCATTGCATTCATTGACTTAGGCATAAGATTAGGCGATTAAAGATTTCTTGGCTTCTCTGCGAGCGCACAGCTCAGCAAGAGAATAAGGAGTATCATACTCAAAATGAGGCGCATCGTATAGCTTCTTGAATTTACCGCCCCAGCGCAGCTTGTGCTTTGCACACAAGGTTGAGGCGTGTTTATGCATAAGGTCAGCGAGCTTTGCGTCAGCGGGTGTGCTGCCATCCATGTACACTTTGCCCTTGAACACGCCGCAGTCGATGGCGAGTCCGAAGTTGTGCATTGATGAACCTGGCTTGGCATTGGTCACCTTTGGTCCCGGAGCCGTGCGCCCCTTAGCATACAGCGCCGCTTGTTCTTCGAACGTCCTAGTTCCGCAGATAACCTTGTAATCTAGTCCATTTTGAGCAACCAGTTCTTTGGCGTCTACGATGAACGCGATAAAGGCGTCCCTGACTTCAGGTAGCAGCGTCGCTATGAACTTGGCTGACCGTTCGTCAATCATTTGTGTAACAGCTTGTATATCTTGGCCAGCGTATAAAAGATTGCGGCAATGCCACCCAGAATGCGAACTGTTTGCTCGATCTCGCTTAAAGACAAGGCAATTGCGGCTACGTTTATGCCCAAAACAGAGCCAATTTCTTTGAGATCGTCTAGCATTTCGCCGGGGCTTTCCATTGCATTACCTGTGTTGAGATTGTTTGGCGACAGAAGTGGCATCAATCAACTCCAGTTCAAGTTGCTGGTATCGGGAGTCTGAATGCCATTTCTGTGCCACCTCGGCAGTGTACGTCTGACCAGCCTGAAGCTCAAGTATCTCCTTGCTGGGTGGATATAAGTATCTTACTGGAACGTGTGAATTGGTAGCGCAGCCGGTCAGCCAAAGCATCACGGCCATTGGCCCTAGCTTCAAGGATCTGAGTTTCGACATCATCGCAGTACTTGGCTATGTCACGCTCCAGCTCCCATGAGGCCCGTTTAGCCTTGATCTCCAACCACAGGCGCAGGATTTGCAGTAGGTTTTGTATCATTGGATTCCCTGCGGATGACGTTGATTAGCCCGATAAGCGCTAACCCAGTGGTCAGAATAGCCTCTTGCATCTCTGGGTGCAGTTTAATTCCAACTGCTGTGAGCAGCGCAAACACGCCGCGCCATGTTGATGGCTCTTTGAGCCGTTCTAGTAGGTATTTCATAAGATTAGCACTTCCATCTCCGCATGCTTGCCTTAGCCCGTTCTGCTGGGCCTTTAGCTTTAGCAACTACACCAGCCATGCGAGCGCAAAAGCTTTTCTTGCGTCCAGCGTCAGCCTTAGTCTTGGGACTAGGCGCAGGAGCCTTGAGATTGCTGCCTGTAGCGCGATTGTACTTAGCGCGACCCTTGGCCGTCAGCCCTGCGCCCCTCGACGCAGGCAGCTTCTCGCCTCGACCAACGGATAGTGATACGGATTTCTTTGGCATAGATTAGCGAGCTAGAGCGTACTTGCTGGGCACTTCCGCGAAGGCTGCGAAGATGTAGGTTTGGCCAGAAGCGTTGTTTCCTGAAGCTATTGTTCTAAATTTAAATCCATTACTAATAACATCAATTAAATTAGACGTTCCTTCTACTGTTGAGTCATTTGGATTTAAATACTTATCAGCAACATTGCTTGTGTTGCTTGATGTGTCAATAATTGCCCAACCAGTTGTTTCTGTTGTGCTCTTGTACATGACCCATCTCGGCCTGAACCCACAGAACACAAACGGCCCGTCAGCAGAGCCGTTGCCTGTGTAGCTGCCAATTTTGCTGAATCCTGCGATTTCGGCAAAGCAGTAGGCTGCATATGTGCCGCCAGTGGCATTTACGTCCGTTGACGTTCCAACGCTGAACACGCTTGATGTCGGAGCGGTGCTATTCCACACGGTAGCGGCAGCAGCAGCGGCTGACGTTGCGTTAAGCTGAATGCTATCCGTAGCAGCAATTGACCTGTGACGTACCTGCCAGTTACCCGTATTAGGTGCGTCGTATCGCTTGACGATCACCATCGCAGGTGCAACGCCAAGATTATGTGCAATCGTACGGTTTGCGCCATTGCCGGTGTACGTCACAATGTCCAATCCAGCCGTGATGCTCTCTCTCCACTGCCAAGCTATATACGAGTTGGCACTTGCATTTACCAGCGTCGTATCCGTCCCAAGGCTAAAGCCATCAGCGTTGAGCGCCGTCAAACTCTGCGCAAGCGTAGTCTCGGCTGTCGTCGTGTTGGATGACAAATACTTTGTGACGCCCCGTGACGAGTCGAACAAAGCATGATTCGTAGCCCCAGGTGTACGTGACTTGATCCACACCAGATCCGGCTGGAACGACACGTTGTTCACTGCATTCGACAGTGACCGTGCAGCAGCGTTGCCCGTGTATGTCGTGGCAGCCATGAAGTTGGCTCCGTTGACGATGGACGGCGTAGGCAGGTTGTTCGTGTTGAGTGCCTTGAATCCAGAAGCTTGCAGTGTAGCCCAAGCCGTTGTGTTCTGAAATGGGCGTTGGCCAAAATTGGCCACCCAAGTGCTTGCAGCGCCAGATACAGAAAAATAATAAGTTCCAGATGCTGGAGTAAATCCAGTAACTGTTTGTAAAGTATTATTTAAATAAACAGAAAGCGTATTATTGTCTGCGTCATAAGCTAATCCAATAATGTCTCCAGCTACTGGCAAGGTTGTATTGTTGTTTGTTAATGTTCCGCTTATATACTTTGCAGCAGTAGCGTAAGTCGCAAACAGCCTTCCATATGCATACTCTCCAGATTGTGCTCCTGTATATGTATTTCCTGTATTTCTTAATGTAAGCGCATTTGCTTCAGGTATAATTCCGCAAAATTGGCCATTTCCATTTACTGTATTTAGCGTAAACTCTGCGTACCATTTACCTGAAGACATTGGAATGGTTGACCATATTAAACGTCCATTTGATAAATCTCCAAGAGTAAACCCTAAATTTCCTCCAGTAGAAACAGTTCTAGCAAGTGAATCGTATATAAGCGGATTTAGCACCGCATAATTCCCCCTGCCATTCCCACCGTCACTGTAGTTCACCGGGACGTCGATCATACTGTCGTACGTCACGCCAGCCGTCAACGACACGTTGTTCACCGTCCAAGTGTTACCATTCCCCGAGCTGTCATTGCCCAGCGCCGCCACAGACGACGTATTGCCAAACTTGAGGTAGAAGCCGTTCGTGCCGTAGCTGCCTGCGTACTGCTTGGGCGACCACACGCCGGTCGTGGATTCGATCTGGCCGAAGGACGATGCCGCTAGGGCTTGACCGTCGATGAAGTTGACTTCTGTGAGGTAGCCGTCGAGATAAAGTGTATTGAATCTTCCGATAGAATGCACTCGGTTTTGATTTAAATAAACATTTTGCGCGGCATTCCATGTTGGCGTTACTGTCCAAGAAGTAATTTGAACGCCATTTACATACATTTTAATCCTGTTTGCATCTACTGCCTCTTCGCGATTCCCTGTTATGACTATGTGCATATATGCACTGGGATCACGAAACACCGCTAATGATGTTGCTTGAGCGTATGTTACTCCAGAATTAACGTGAGAAAATTCCAATTTATCATCTGACCTAATGCTTAAAACTGAATAATTAGAAGCATCAATGTATACTGATAAAAGTGTTTGTGTTGCGGTTAATTGTCCACGCTTGATCCAGCCAGAATAAGTCCAAACATTATTGTTTGTAGGCGTTCCAAACGTTCTGCTTAAGTTTGCAGATGCACTCGATCTAAACCGAAGTGATCTTTGAACAAAGTTTCCGCGCCTGAGACTGCCTAGTAAGGATAACATAGAAGAGAACATAAATTACGTTGTTGCATCGCCACCAACGACCCAGCTATTTGCGGCCACTTTGATTAGCGAAATGACTGCATATTGTCCAGAAGTCTTCGTGCCGTTCTTGCTGTTCACTG